TGACCTCGATTCAGGTACTTATAGATTTGCGCCAGTAGAGTTGTCTTGGGAGCAGCAAATAGGCGGTAGTCCAGAAGGGTTAATAGAATTTACAAATGGAGACACTTATAGTGATGATACATTTAGTAGCCTTGGTAATAACAATACCTTTAGAGATTACAATGAGAATTTTGGCACCGATACAGCTGATTGGGGTTGGCTGTGTCCATTTGAATTTGTTGATGATAACGGAAATGATGCCCTTTTACGGCCTCACGGATGGGGCGGTACGGGAGGCTGTCAAAAATGGACTTTTACAGGAAATACTTGCACAAATTTAGGATTCTTTGGTATGCCTACTAAGCCAAATCTTCAACCAGACTCGTATGCTACCCATTTTGTTGGTAAGGGTATATGGTTATGCCAGGATACTAATGTTAACCAAGGCAGGTTTTTCAGACAGGCAGGAGATGAGACAACGCTATTAGGGGTTGATCCTTCTTGGAATATGCTAGGCTTGTTGTGGGATCGATATAAGTGGACTGGATCTGCGTGGGTGAAGAGAGTAGATGATAATGACCCTTTAACGGTAAAAACTACTCATGCTACTACCGATAATTTGATAAGTGGGATTACTATTTCTTTTGATGACGCAGGCGCCACTCAATCCTTTAGTTCTGGAGAGAGAATACTCACTCATATAGTAGATGGTTTTATTAATGATGCAAATGTGAATTCTAAAAGCGGCTTTCAGATAGCTTCTATGTGGGATAATGAAGTAGTTACGGAAGTTACTAACGGAACTATAGCGTCTAATACGCCTTCCGAATTAATTCCTATAACATACTATGATACTACATATTCGGGAGATTCTACTAATGGAACGGGTTTTAGCACTCCTTCATCTGGTTTTGTATTTGAGGATACTCATGGAGTTACAGAGGCAGTACCAACAGGTACTTGGTCAAGCAATTTCCCCTACACCTCGTTTCTAGATTCTGGCTGGCCCAGTACAAAATACCCAACATATAAGGTTAGACTTGGAAGTTTTTACTCAGGCTCTGACTCTCGTTCGGCTACCAGTAATCTTACTATGACCCATAGAGGAAAAAGCTCTTTATCTGCCTCTGGAGATTTTGATTTGGAAGTTCAAATAGATCAAGGGAATGCAGGTGAATATAATAATTCAACCTCCAACACTTCCCCATATGTAGGAAATTTGTGGCTTTGGCATTCCGGAGCGCACGAGCATAAACTATCTTTTGGATTAGTAAACTCTGCTCTTTACAGCGATGCATCTCCTATCGACACTATAGCTGCAGAAAGTGAAATACTTTATGGATTTAGACTTACCCCACAAGATGATAGTTTAAATGGAATTTTAGCTGGCCAACAGGTATCGACTAATGCCGGTGGCAACTCATTTAATATTAATACCCAAAATTTTAGTGATTATTTAACTGGTGTATATATTTTAAATGATGAAATTGTAATAGAAATTATTGAATCAGGTTCTGTAGTAGCTACGTTAAGCAGCGAAAAATTTCATAGTATTATGAAAGCCCAGCAGAATGGAACATACAGTAGATCCATGGCCAGAGTTTCCGAAGATCTTAATATACCTCCTGGAGGTTTTGACTCTACTGCGAGTACAGCTGCAAGGTGGGGTTTTGATGATCCAATTAACGATAGAGTTTGCCCTTTTAATATAAAGAGAACTGGCACTACTATTACGTATTATATTAGGGATGTTTTAGTATATACTTCAGCAGTCTCTAGTTCGGAAACTTTAGTTCTTGGCTTTATTACTGATGATGATCATAATTTAGTATCTGATGGTCAGTATCAACCACGATATGGACTTTTGTTCGACAATATTATGAAGAAACCACAAACAGATTTTTGGGTAACAGTAGGAACCTCTGGTAGTGGTAATGGTAGTTTTAACCCAGATTTTTTATATTTACAGACCGCCTGTAGAGAAGCTTTTAGTATAAAGATAGATGGGGTAGAGGCTACTGTAAAAAATTTAGAAGACAATGGAACACTCGCTGCAGGAGAAGTTTCAGTTTTCCCAAGACAAGGATTGATTAGATGTGCCGCAGCTGACGCCGGCAAGACAGTGACTGTCGCTATTCCTTGCGCATACAGGTAATAACATGACTTTAGGTATAGATTTAGAAACAAGTCCCCCAACCTTTATAAATCCCGACAGAAATGTCGGGAGACAAACTAAGCTTGAGGCTAGACAGTTTAAAGTAGGTTCCTTTGAACAAAGAGGTAGAGCCGGAATAAATCCTGTTCAAGATCTTTTAACTGTAACTTTTAAAAACAGAACCAAAGAAACTATAGATACTTTAACTTCGTTTTTCCAAGAAAGGGAAGGGACTACTTCGTTTTCCTTAACACTTCCCTCTTCTTCGGGGGGAGAAGAAACTATACAAGTAGTTTGCATAGATTTTAGTCAATCTTTCGTTACAGAGGAAAACGGTTATAGTTGTACAGCCAATCTTAGAAAAATAAACATACCTACGTTTAATGGAGTGGTAACATGACAGATATAATAAGAACAACACAACTTCAAGATCCTGGCTCTTCTCTAATAACTTTATATGAGTTAGAATATTCTACAGGATCTTTCGCCTATTTTTATTCCGGAAGAGCGGAATTTGATGGTACTACTTTAGAAAATATTAGATTCAGAGAGTGGAGGCAAGAGTTTGTGGTGGGGGCTGAGATAGAGTACGTAGGTATTCCTATTGAAGCAGAGGGCTTTGATACGAGCAATGACGGGGCAATTTCTAGACCTACCCTGACTATAGCTAATATAGGCTCCGTTTTGTCAGACTCTATAGGGGGTTTAAAGCCTGAAGAATTAATCGGAACTAAACTTACTAAGAGAACCACCCTAGAAAAATACCTTGTAGGAGGTTCGGGAGATGTTGGGCCAGGTTTAGCACCCGTAGAATATCCTAGAACAGTTTATTATATAGATAGAGTTAAAGAAAAAAATATACTAAATATAACCTTTGAATTAGCAGCACCTTTTGACTTGCAAGGAGTTACGGTTCCCAGAAGAGTTGTAATAGGAGGAGCTTGTCCTTTCAAATATAAAGGAGCACAACAACTAGTCTCCCCTCAAGCAAGACTAGGTGGTTGTGATTGGGACTCTACATTTCAATCTCCAAGTAGTTCTTCAGTTTTATTTATAAATGATTTAGATGAGTATGTAATATCAGACACCAATCTTGGACAATTTTCTGCTTGGTCTGGCTCCTCTACTAAAAATTCATTATATACCACTACGAGCACCGCTGACAGATACAGTGCAGACGGACTTTCTACTTCTCCGGTAACTGTTACAAATTATTGGCAAGCAATTACGACCGGTACAGGAACTCCTTCAGATAGCGACAGAGGTAATTGGAGAAGAATAAGACTATACAGTATTTATAGTGCGGGCACTACATATTACGGATATAAACAGTCTGGGTACAATGACTATGTAAAAAAACTTTTAGGAGATCTATTTAAGGTGAAATTAATTACTGTAGATACTTCTGTTAACGACAATTTAAAAGAAGGAAGATACTGGACTTTGGGAGATGTTTGCGGAAAGAAAATAAACTCTTGTGCTCTTAGATATAATGCATTAGAATTGCCTGGAGGTTCTGGTATACCTGATTCAAACTTAAATAAAACAAACCATTTACGGTTCGGAGGATTTCCAGGTGTACAACAAAGAAGATAAAGATATAGTAGAACATTTGTTGGACTGTTATCCTGAAGAAGGTTGCGGTATACTACTAAATAAAAGAGGAAAAGTAGTTTGGATTCCTTGCAAAAATGAAGCAGAAGATAAACTTAACAATTTTAAAATTCCTGCGGAAGACTATATAAAAGCAACTCTACAGGGAGATATATACGCTATAGTACACAGCCACCCAGATAGTGACAAAGGCCCCAGCGAGAACGATATAGCTAGCAGCAATTTTTTGGGAGTTCCTTATATTGTTTTTACTTTGCCAGAAATACAGAAATTTACACACAACCCAATAAAGAAAAGTAATCCTTTGCTAGGCAGGACTTATGATTTCGGAACTAACGATTGTTACTCTTTAGTGCGAGATTACTATAGAGAAAAGCTAAATATAGAGCTTTCTGCAATAAATTTTGAAGATAACTGGTGGAACAAAGGATTAAATTATTTTGACGATCTATACGAGGCTTTTGGTTGGTACGAGGTAGAAACTCCACAAGAGCACGATATGATAATTTTTAGTGTACTCTCAAACATACCCAACCACTGCGGGGTATATTTGGGAGAAGGTTTATTCTTACATCACGCAGAAAACAGACTATCCTGCAGAGAATCTATTTACTCTGGCTGGTCAAAACATATAACGAGGTATATAAGATGCAAACAGTTCGCTTAGTAGGAGACATAGCTAAGTTTGGAGAAGTCTGGCAAACGGATTGCGCAAACATTCGAGATATTTTTAAATTAATATCTTGCCAGACTTTGGGATTCAAAAAATATCTTTTAGAAGCAGAGGAAGCGGGAGTTGCCTATGAAATAAAGAAAGGGAAAGATATTTTACAAAATCCAGAAGACCTACTACTAAGTACTGTAGAGGAAGAAGAGATAATTATAACTGAAGTTCCTGGCGGAGCAAAGGCGGGGTTAAGAATTGTTGCGGGAATTATCTTAGTTATTGTGGGGGCAGTTTTTAATGTTCCCTTTCTTGTAGAAGTAGGCATAAGTCTTATTGTAGGGGGAGTAGCGGAACTATTAGCTCCAGGGCCTGAAACGGAGGATAGTCAGAACGACCCTTCTTATTTGTTTAATGGTCCGGTAAACAATATTTCTCAAGGACTCCCCATACCGGTTCTCTATGGACAACTTATAATAGGCGGGGGAGCAATATCCGCTTACTATTCAGAAAATCCCGTAGTTTTAAGGGGAAGTACTGTATCTTCCAATGCTGCAGGAACTTCAGAAACCGGAAACATGCCAATTAACTTTTCAGGCGGAGAAGGCCCTTCTGTACAAATTGCTAGCGATGCTTCTGTAAGAGATTTCCTTTTTCAAAATGAGCTATCAGATTTGAGTGACGAAATATTCACCATTACTACTGTAGGATATTAAAATGACGACAATAGAAAAACAATACGGATATATAACGGATCTTCTGTGTGTAGGAGAAATAGAGGGACTAGTTGGAGGCTACTCCGGTGTATTTTTAAACGAAACCTCTATAGTAGGCAATTTTAAATATAACGAGTTAAGGGGGCGCTCGGGAAAGTGTACGGTTATAGGTTCGGGGATAAGCGATGCTAATGGTCTGTTTTCTGATGTAAATTTAGATGACGGTCCTCGATATATGCAAATTTTTAGTGCTGGTCCTTCCTCAACAATTTCAGGAACACTAATAAAAGGAAGTAGCGATATAACTACTACAGGCTCTTTCTTTCTAGACAAACATTCTTTAAATTTCACAGGTACTGGTCAAGTAGACCCTACTGATTATATAAAATTTATTGTAAGAATTCCAGGGGCGGGACTAGACGGAGGAGATTATGCTGGAATAGTTATAGGAAATTCGTCTAATACCCAAGCAACTTTATATCCTCCAACAAGTACAGAAGTTGCTAGCGGTACTTCAATATCTGTGGATGAGGTTATAAAAATTGCCTCTATTACTGATAATAATTCTTGCACTCTGGAATCTGCTGTTGCCGTGAACGTGGTTCTATCTAATTGCAGGCTTTCTCCTGCAGTACAGTTTCCCGGATCTTTAAATCCTTCAATAACATATGACGACACCTATGCAGTAGTTCAGAGAGGTTCTAGAAATCAACTTCCCATAACTTCTTTTACACGAGGTCGCTCAGGAGCACCCTCAGCTTCAGTTATTATAGGACGAAATGACGATCTTCAACGCTCTAGCCTAGCTGGAGGAAGTCAATCCCCTATAAAAATATCAGGAGACTCCTTTTCTTTTAGCCAGTACTCGAAAACTGAAATTGACGCCATAAAAGTTGCTATTGAATTTCCTGGTGGTTTAAGGCATAATGGCAGAGAGGGGGAATCGAGAAATGCTTATGTGGAATTTCAAATTATAATTAATTATACTACTCTTGTGGGAGGCTCTCTAACTGAACAAAGTAGGCTAATTTACGGAAAAGACTATGGTGGAGCTACTTTCTCAAATACTATTCCTTCTTGGCCTACTGCTGCTATAAATGGAGAAAGTACCTTAATCAACTATGCACACAATAACTATGCTTATGGCTCTCCTAGAAATAGCACTGGTGTAGTCACAAAAAAATCAGCTAACTCTAGTTTTATTAAAGAATTTTTTATTGACCTAGAAAAGTTTAAACCTTTTCAAGATTGGGAGATAGAAATACGAAGGTTGAGCCCAGAAGCTTTAGGAGAATATTGTCCTGAAGATAATACATGGATCGGGGCGGCTAGATTAAAGAATATCCAAGCCCTAGTTTATGATAAATTTTCTTACCCCGGTACCGCACTTGGTATGGTTAGTTTTTCTGCGGAAGATTTTCAAACTCCTCCTAAAAGAGCGTACCATTTAAGAGGTAAAAAAATAAAAGTACCTACTAATTACTTTACGAGAGAAGAGCTTGGCAGTAGTTCAGCACAATACACTAGGGTTAAGGGCACTGGTTTGGATTCCGGAAGCTATCAAACATGGGATGGTAGCTTTAGAGGTGATAGTTCTCTTGTGCCTACAGACCTTAATTTCCCTAAAGTATATTGTAATAATCCTGCTTGGGTATTTTATGACATTATTACTAATAAGGAATATGGGCTTGGAGAATTTATAAATGAAGATGAAGTGGATAAGTATGCTTTATATCAAATTGCCCGATACTGCGACGAATTAGTAACAGATGGTAAAGGTAATTCAGAACCTAGATTTTCTTGTAATGTGTATCTTCAAAAACAAGAAGAAGCGTATAAGGTTTTAAAGGATTTGAGTTCCGTTTTTCGAGGTATGATGTATTGGATAGATGGTAATATTACTGCAGTGCAGGACAGACCAAAAGAGCCGTCTTACACATTTAATTCTTCAAATGTAAAAGATGGGCTATTTAATTATACCTATACAGGAAGCCGCTCCAGAGTTAATCAGGTAAATGTTCTTTGGAATAATCCAGAAGAGTTTTATAAAAAGACCGTAGTTACCATTGAAGACACGGCAAATATTGCTACTACGGGCAAAATAAATAAGAAAGATTTGGTAGCCTTTGGATGTACTTCGGAAAGTCAGGCAAGAAGGCTTGGTAAGTGGCATTTGGCTACATTATTAAATGAAACGGAAGTCGTTTCTTTTAGTACAGGTATAAATGCCGCTTTCTTAACTCCTGGTGAAATAATAAATATACAAGATAAAGATAGCTCAGGCATAGAAGTTAGCGGAAGAACTGCTGCAGGATCTACAACTAATGTTATTAATTTAGATAGAGTATTAGAGTCTGGGTATCCTGGTGGAGATCCTGCTGATTGTGTTCTTTATCTAATTTATCCCGAACCAGGTATCTTTTTAGCGCAAGACTCAGCGAGTATAAATGGACAAGCGTATACAAGAGGAGCACTTCTTTTAGAGGATAATAATGGAACCCCTATATCTACTATAGAAGACTCTATTAATTTATTAGATGATACTGGAGATCCTGTAATTACGACCTACTCAAAAAACACTAGGGTAGAAGTAAAAGACATAAATGGGCCTTTAAGTGCTTTAAACCAAGTAACTGTAATAGGTGCCTTTAGTTCGGCACCCCCTATAGACGTAGTTTGGGCTATAGGTAGAAAGCAAGACACAACTACCGAGGAGCTTAAAGAATATCGCATATTAGGTATAAAACAAGACAATGCCTCGGAGTATTCTATTACCGCTTCTTCTTATTACCCAGAAAAGTTTGATGAAATAGATGTAGATCCTCCGGTATACACTACAGACTATATACCAACCTCAGGCAGACTAGACTCTGTTCCAGGACCAGCATCTATATCCGTAGAAATGATCCCAGAGGCGCGATCTTCTGATAAAGCAAACCCTACGGGACAGAGAGTAATAATTTCTTGGGACACTCCGGAAGAATCTTATAAAGACTCATTAGGTGTTACCACTCTTATTCCATATAGATTTTTATCTTCTTTTGAGGTTCAACATAACTTTGAAGAAGTAGCTGGGCTCAGCACGTTCAAAACAGAAAAAGTCCCAGGCACTTCCACTTCTATTTCTATTTCAGGAGTTTCAGAAGGATTTTATACTGTCAGGGTAAGAACTGTAAATGATTTAGGAATAAAATCTCCTTGGACTATTGTAAGGCGTTTTGTCTCTTTAAGCTCAGCAGGAAATGCACGAATTAATAGTATAGCTGTTGGAGGCGTTTTATCGGGAGATAGTTTCAGGTTAATTAGCACTACAGGAAAGGTACTGCTATCTTCCGTCCCTTTCTCTTACACTTCGCCTTCTGGAGAAATATTTTCTTATTCTACAATTCCTGCCGGAAGTCCTGATAACGCATTTTTAATAGAAGCCGATTTTTCTCCTATGGGCAACGATGAAACGGCGTACTTATATTTTGATGCTTCTGGAGCTGAAGAAGCTACCCCCAACCCTTGGAGAGAGGTACAAATTTATACAGATGGGGTGGTTAGAGACTCAAACGGTAATTTACTAAACAGACCTTATATAGTTCCGGTTGGGTATACTGGTACTGGTTTAGGAACTACTACAGGAGTTATTGATACTTCTTCAGGTTCTAATACATTAGTAGGGACAGGTACTTTATTTACTTCAGAGTATGCTGTAGGGGATTTATTAAAAACCTCGTCTAATCCTGATGCGGACATAGAAACTCAAGAAGCAGAATATAGAGTAATAGCTTCTATAGAAAGTGATACTCTTTTAACAGTAACTACTCCATTCTTAAAAAATTTAGTTTCAGGATATACTTTTGTACAAGACTTTAAACCGGACGTATCCAGAGATGCGATTTTAGCTAAAATAGAGACAGACAATACTGGAGTGTATTCTGCTCAATTTTATATTAACGGGCTTGGGCCTCAAGGAGCAGATGGACAAAATATAGGTATTGTAGTAACGGATGCCTCTATAGTTTATGACGGGGAAGGATTAAATCCTTCTTACGAGCCCTCGACCTCAGACCCTTCTGCGATAGGTATAGAGACTAGAACCAGCACTACGTCTTCTCCGGAATATAAATATACATTAAATGGTTCTTCAGTAACTTTTCCTGAATTTACTACTAATCCTTTCTATAACTATACAGTACCCACTACATGGACACAGGGAGCGGATATAGTAAGAGTACAAGTTAGAAGAGCAGGGAGTACTGTTATTGAACTAGAAGATTCTATTTCAATAGTTAGAGTCAAGCAGGGCTCTGGAAATTTAGCTGGAGTATTGACAAACCCTACCCACACTGTAAATACCGACGCGGGTGGAAGAACTTTTGAGAGTAATTTTCCAAACGGCTCCGGTCAATGGGAACTGTTTTTTAGTGGAGACGATGTTACTAATATAGGAACTTATTCTGTTGTGGGGGGCACTTCTGCCGCAGGCAAAAGTTCAAAAACTCAAAATGGACTAACCTTTCAAGTAGATGAATCTACAGGTGAATATACTTTGTTGCAATTAGATGCTCCTACTAAATATAATTTAGCCGCAACTGTAGGGGGCAGTTCTCAATCCAATTCTGTAACCCCTTCAGCCACCCTACTAGAAGAAGGAGACTCAGTTAGTTTTTCTGTCTCGGGAGTTGCTTCATCTACAGTATACTTACAGTTCGTATATTTAACAGCAAATGGTACCGATTTTACATCCACCCCACCCTCTAGTTCTTCTAGAGAAGCTATTGTTTTAGATGGGGCTGGTGCAGGTACTTCTTTGACCTATACAACTGCTATAGACTTTGATACTGCTAACGAGGTTTTTTATGCTGAAATCTATAGTTCTGCTTCAGGAGGTAGTCTTTTAGCAACTTCAAATAATATAACAATACAAAAGCAGACGTATAATTTTAGTGTAAGCTCTACAAGTCTTAATAATAATGATACTTTAACCATACATATAGAAACAAACAATCCCAATGTTAGTACTCTATATTTGTCTTTCGATAATCCTTCGGCAGGTTTGGGTACTGGAGACTTTACAAATCCCAATGTCGGATCGGTAGCTCCTATTTCTGCTAGACAAGCAATTACTCTGTCATCACAACAATTTGATTATACTATAGACGTATTTCCAGACAATGACGCTGCGGAGACTTTTGTGCCGGCAGTATATGGAGCTTCTTCAGGGGGTAGTCCTCTATCTTCTTTACCGACCGTAACTCTGGTTGATACTAGCTTATCAGGAGCTACGGCGCAGTGGGCAGGTAGTACCTCTTTTGCAGCTTCTAGTGATTCTGAAAATGGCGGTAAACAAGCTGCCAGCATTAGTCTATACTTTTATAGAGACGGAGATGCTGAAGTCGTTTACTTCGGAGACTTTTTAACGGGATCGATAGATGTAGATGACTGGCTTCCAGTATCTGACAGGACTAGTACTATTGGTGATCAGTACGAGATTAAGTGGGATAAAATCAGTGGAGTTGTATCCGCAAATTTTGCAGAAGATACTTGGGTTCCTTTAAATTTAACAAGAGTTATCTCTGGACCAACTGTAATAGCGTTTGAAGAAGAGCCGGAACTTCTTACGGGAGTAGTGAATGTTCAAATAAGAAAACCAATGTCGGCACCAGATTTTAGTGTAAATATTACTCTGCAAGCCGCTGTAGCTATATAAGGAAATATAAATGCCAACCCAAAACGTAGAAACTTTTGATAAAATATCTGTTACTGTAACCGCTTCTACAGGAACGACGGTTACCCCAACAACTGCTACAGATTGTGTAATAAGACCATTTACAACACAGTTTAGCCCCTTTACTTTTGAAATAACAAATTTTACTTCTAGTAGTTATGTCGCTTCTTTTACCGACGAAGGAGGAGGGCCTTTGAGTTATACAGGTTCTGTTTCAGCAACTGGAGCTTGGATTTCTGACTCTGAACAGTTTACTACTAAAGCAGTTTATGGAACTAAGGAAATAGATTTAAAATATACTGCTGTAAAATCAAAGTCAGGCGGAGATGGTGTAGAAGGCCTAGAAGGAGCGGACGGAGCGGACGGATCGCCCGGAGTGGACGGAGCACAAGGTTTAAAAAGTATTACAGGTTTAATATACTATACTGTTCCTTCTGCGACACCGCCTACGCCTTCGCCAACCGCAACTAACTATACTTTTAGCACCGTATCTTTTACAGGATTAACAGCTAACTGGAGCTTGGAGAGACCTACTATAACCGCCAGCAATGCTAATAATTTTTGGGAGTCTACATTTAATGCTACAGAAGATAGCTCGGAAGCTGATATAAGTTCTGGAGCCAATTTAACCTTTACTACTCCCATTCGAGTTCAAGACGGTTTCGGAGACTCTGTAACAGAAAATGTAATTGATATTAATGCAGCCGCAACTAAGTGGGTAGGGGTTGATATAGTAAATTTTACAGAAGATAGCACTAATCTCCCGCACCCAAGGGCCAGTTCTGTTTTCTCTTACACTTACAACAATACTGTAGGCAATCTTGAATTTGCAGTTGGAGGAGCGAATACTAATAAAAGTTACTTAGTTACTTCTCATTCTTTTTTTGCCGGAGATGTTGAAGTAGCAAGATTAAAGATGAGACATATTGCAGAACCTTTTAACTCTTCAAATGTCCAAGAGACAGACAAAATTAAGAGCGTATACTACGAACTTGAAGTAGTCGGCAGCCCTGGGTCAGTTTATTCTACAGAAAGTAACTATCGAGTAAGTTTGGCAAGTAGCTCTTCTCCGTCTTTCGTATATACTTCATCCTGGGCAGGAAGCGGGAGCCCTACTACAAATGGATTTGACGAAATACAGAATCACGATATGACAGCATTATCATCCTATCAAATTACTATAGAACATACTCCATCAAAGCAATTAAAGACTCTATATGTATCATACACAGGAGTAGCGGATAGTACTATTGATGTTGATGTAAACGCAGGAGGAAAATCATGAAGATATTAAATTCAAACAGTAGTTGTTACTTAACAGAAGTACAAGAGACTTTTTCAGATGCAGAAACCTTAAATTCAATTTTTAGAGACTATTTATTCCCAAAAAGTTTACATGGATGTCTAGATATGTGCAGTGTTTCTGCAACTACTTTAAATGATAGTAGAGTGGTTATAAGCCCACACCCTAGAATTGAGGCTGGAGTGTTTTTTCTGTGCAATTCTTCGCATCAAAAAGTAGGAGCTATATCATTTACTTTTAGCAATAATGGAAGCACTACGAATACTTATTTAACAAAAGTAAAAGCTGTAGTAAAAGCTTCTGAAAGAGGTCAGGGATATTTTACTGAGATGTTTACATTAATTTCATGGTTTGCAAATCAGTTTTTACAGTGTGACTATGCTCAGATAGGCGTGGTAGATACTGCACCTCAGGTTGCTGGAAAATTAGACGCAAGAGCTGTAACTAACTATGAGACCACCGATACTTCTCTTTCTAATGTCCCCTATAATTCTGTAGTACAAAAGCAACTAAATTTAACAGACTATGCGAACTCGTTTTCGGAAGAAGAATGGTCAGGCATTTCTTTGATAGTAGGAGATACAACCGTACCCGTACCTACTAAAGGTGTGCCCAGTTTTTAGATACTATTATCTCAATACATAACAGGAAACAAAAAAATAAATCTTGACATTCTTCTATTCAGTTGATATAATTTTCATATTCTTACAGTTTCGTACCTAGAAACAAGTATTTTCCGGAAATCAATTACTATGTCGTATCAGGCTAGAGATCTTTCTCCCCTCGTCAGAGGAGACGATTGGACTATAAAACTCACTCTAAGCGACTCTGGTTCGCCTTTAAACATTACTGGTTATACATACTGGTTTACCTTGAAAGATAATATTGATGACGCAGACCCAGGAGCATTACAGGTATCTATAACTCCTAGTGCTTCTGGAAGCCCCAGTGAAGCAAGTCAAGGAATAGTATATATTACAGCTGCTAAAGCATTGACAGATACTGTTACTCCTGCAACCTATAATTATGATGTACAGCAAGTAGATGGCACAGGTAAAGTTCAAACCCTACTCATTGGAAAAGTGAAAGTAGTGAAGGATGTTACTAGAAGTATTGCATAATGGCTTTCGGAACTCGCACAACGATTTTCAATGACCTCGACTCAACTATTGGAGCTAACGAGTATTCTCCTGGCGGGGGTAATGCTGCTATTGCAATTAATGCTGCTGACGGCTTTGAACTTCAAGGAGTTGGTTGTGGCGAGTTTCGTATAGACGCGGAAACTAACCTAATTAAGGGTATCGGTGAAGTAAACGGAAATACTGTAGATTTGTCTTCTTCTGGAAGTGCAGCGTTATACTGGTTTAACACTTCCGTAGGCGCTTCTCTAATCAGCTATGACTTTTTAATATATGACGGAACTACAGAGGGTATAGTAAATTTAGGGGATTTTTATCCTGCAAACGGAGGCTATACACCTATTTGGTGTGATGCTGATCAATTTTCAGGAACACTGACTCTCTCTGCTGTACAAGCGTTGGCATTTAGAATTTCAAACAATGATACGGGTTCTGGTAATAAGCCCAATTCTTTTGTAGATAATGCTAGATATTTTCAGGGCTCTCAAGTAGTTCCTTTTTTTATCAACGGAACTGCAGATAATACTATAGCTTTTATTAGAACTTCTGAAAGCAATAAAACAACAGGCTATAATGGGTTGCTTCTCAATCAGGGAGGGGTTGATTTATTTTTCTCTAAACTAATCGTGGGCGAAGGAGCAACTGCGGGAACGGCAGTTGCAACCACTTTTTCAGAAACTGATAAAACTTTTGTACACGTAGATCAAGCTGCAATTAGATCTGACTGGTTAGGTTGGAGAGTTAATTTAGGGAATGCTTCTACCACTTTCTCTCTTGATAACTGTAACTTTCAATCTTCTAATGTTGCTACAGCTGTAAACCGTCCAGAGTTGATTTTTACCGGCACAGCAGGAACGGCATCAATAACCTCCTGTGCGATTCTAGGGGTACGTCAAGCAACCTTAACTTCTTCAGTTACGATAGACGGAGGAACGTTTGATGTAGTATCCTGTACTCAGGGCGGAGCGGAGATTAAGAATACAGTATACCGACCAAGAAGTGCTTCTGGAGTAGCAGCAATAACTGATGGCACTTTTGGAGCTACGGGAATACACGATACCGTAATAACTCAGGTTGGGAGTGGTCATGCTTTTGAAATAACAGCAGCAATGGCAGCTGCAGCAGGCTCTCCACCAACTCTTAACTTTAACAGTTTAGAGTTTGATAACACGAGCTTTGGGGCAGACGGAACAGCGAGTGCCGCATTAAGAAATACTTCGGGAGAAGAAGTAACTATTAATTTAGTAGGAACTAGTAATACCCCTACAGTTATAAATGTTGGGGCAGGATCAAACACTTTATTCGTAGCGTCTAAAACTCTAACTATTAGTAATATAGAGCCAGACACAGAACTAAGAATATATACTTATACAGATATTAATGATCCTACTACATACACAGAATTAGCGGGGGCAGAGTTAATAAATTCAGTGCCTACAGGAAGTACCTTTGATACTGTTATTACTGACCCAAATGATGCAACAAAGTTTCAAGTAACTAAAAGTTACGATTCAAGTGGAGGAGATTTTGGCACTATATTAGTCGCACATAATCTTGACTTCATTTTCTTTAGAGAACCAGTAACTTTAAGTTCTACAGAAAACACCAGCTTTACTGTATTCCAAATAGGGGATCGAAATTATGATGCTGGTACAGTATAGTCTATATTAGACAAAGAAGTAAAAGAGGAAACCAATTATGTCTGACGCATTTCAAGATAATGAAATTACAGATCCCGATCAGCTTTCATTCTTAAAAACTACCAATATTGCTACTGCTTGGGCTGTACCTCCGGCGGAAGAGTTAATTATTGATTATGTGAATAAAGTTATCGGTTTATATGTTGGGGCAGGAGACTCACCCCCTAATAACCTTACAAATGACGGAGTAACTATTAAAGCAGTTTACTCTAAACTAAAAGATGCTTGGAGAAGTGATGCCGACTTGATTAAGTTTGAGTTTCCTATGGGACCAATTACTGACGAATCTTTTGAACTTATCAACGGCTGGAACTGGGATAAAGGTAAATCAGCTTCTCCTCAACGAGTTTCTGGTACTGACGGTATTCAGGCAGAGACTACAGAGCTTCTTCGTACTGGAGGATGGCAGGTTGTAACTGGCGGTACTACTACCGAAGAGTGGGCAGGTGTTATTACTCTGGGAGCTCTTGCAGATACTGACCAAGTTTACTATCAACAAGTAAATGATGAGACTGTAGATAATACATCTAACTTTATCCTTAAAGGAAAAGTTAATCAGGCAGTACAAATTTTTGACTCTGCGCCTTCGCCAGACACTTCAAATAAAACTTACTTTAAAGTATTTGTGAGAGAGTGGAAGAAAACTTATGCAGAATCAGCTTTCTCTGATATTGGTGTGGAAACAGCAACTTTCCAGGCGTATCGTTTCCCACTTATTAATGCGGTTGACTTAAATGTTACTCATGCTGAAGAAGTAGTAAACGGTACAGCTTCTTTCATAACTAATGCTACAGGAACCGGTTCGGCTCAGACTTATACTACAGGCACAACAGCTCACGGGCTTGCGGTAGACGATGTAGTAACTATTACAGGTATGACTCCTGCAGGCTACAATGCTACTTCAGCAACTGTTACTGCTGTAACAAGCACTACTTTTACGATTGCGGGAGCAGAAAGCGGGGCTTTCTCTGCGGGGGGTGCGGTACAGTTAGATTTATACGCAAATATGGCTATTACCTATGCTCGTGATGCTGATGATGAAAGAGTTCTCGCTGAGGCACCTTCTACAGGTACTCAGGGCTATGTAAGGGGTGCTTGGTCTTCTGGCGTTGCTTATAATGTAGGAGATGTAGTTCAGGATTCTAATACTCCAGGCAGATGGTTTATTGTAACAGTTGCAGGCACTTCTTCCGGCGATGCTACGAATTTAGCTGGTGGTTCTGACACTGGCGTTACTTGGGCTTCATATTCGTTTGAAAGAGAAATTAATACAGATAATTTCCGACCCTTTATTGTAGCAATAGATGGAGATACAACAACTGCAAATATAAATGATGGTGCTGCACGTACTTCGTATATTTACGAATTCGTTCAAGCAGAGCTTAGAAAAGCTGTTGATATTGACGATGCTGCTCCAGGCACTGTAATTGGTAAAACAGCTGCCTCATTGCTTACTTTCGTTGGTCCTACTCTCGTAACTTCGAGAGGAGTTTACGTCGATTCGTTTGCATCTGCGGACCAGAACTCAATCGATTTCTTTGACGCTACAAATACTCTTCAACGCTTTAACTTCGTGTCTCTGTTTACGATTAACTTCGGTGCAAACTTGCAGGCAGATCCTTACGCTAAGTATTTTGTATTCTTTACCTCAGGGGATGGTGCTAACGATGATTATGGCGAAATTAATGCTATTCTCGTTAACCATATTGACGCCGTTCCGGGTCAAATGACTGGAAATGTTAATCCTGGACAAACACCAAATGAAAGAACTTTTGTAGAACATCTTTATGACTATGATGTAAATATTCAGAGAGGTGCAGGCACAAATGAAACCGATGCTCCGGTTACAGTTATCGGAATCGGACTAGAAAAGAGTCAGTGGGTGAAAGCAACTAGCACTATTGGTCGAGATAAGACCTCTAATGTTACGCTTACATCAGCTTTGGAAAGAAACTACGCTCAAGGAACAACATTCCCATAATATTAACCTCAATAAGGGCGGGGCTTGTCCCCGCCCAAAGGATTTTATATGTTTGAAAGATCAGACGTCAGATACGCTTGTTATAGAAAACAAAAAGGTATTGACGCAGAAAAACACCAAGAAATTATATCAGAAATCGATAAAATTAAGTTACCCACAGATAAATGGGAAGACTTTTCTACAGGCTGGGATGTTTTTGTAACTCCTAAAGAAATTACTAGAATAGTCCCTGAAACAGATTTTGATTATATTCATACTACCTGTACTGAGTTTAAAGTAAAAACCAATATGGGGCTTAGCAATCAAGAAATTTATGAACAAGCAGACAAAAGACAGAAAAATATTTTTGAAATTGTTATGCTGAATAATATTGAAGATGATTTTTCGGGTTTTGGAGAAACCTGGAGAGTATCCGTAGATCAAGGCTCTAAAAGAATTGAGGTAAAGAGTTTAAAAACTAAACTCAATAAAGTACCTAAACCACCCCCTAAACCGGTGGCTTCAGCTGTTAGAAATACTATAGTGGATATGACTGATGCAGAGCCCATAGAGGATCAAGAGCTTATAAAGAAGCTAAAAGCTCTTTTGAAAATGACAGATAAGGAATAGATATGGCAGGCGAAAAAC